GGTCGAAGCCGGTTCGAGCGACGAGCTCAAGGCCAAGATCGAAGACCTCACCAAGAAAGTCGAAGACATGCAGAAGCTCAACGCCACGCGCGACGAGCGGGCAGTCGCCCCCTCGGTCCACGTCTCCCAGCCGGCGGCGATCACGCCCGAAGTGATCGAGTGCTCCTTCGCCCTGCAGGGCGGCCTCCCCGGCGTCGAGACCAAGTATGACGCCAAGACGCTCGAAGCGGCCCACAAGGCCCGCCGCGACCTGTCGATCGGCGAGGTCATTGTCCAGGCCGCAGTTGCCAACGGCTACGAAGGCGGTCGCCGCCTCAACGCCTCCACGATCCGCCCGATCATGCAGGCCGCCTGGGCGACCCATGCGATCAGCGGCATCCTGAGCAACACGGCCAACAAGTTCCTCCTCGCCGGCTTCGACGGCGTCGAGAGCGCTTGGCGGTCGATCTCGGCCGTGCGTAGCGTGAATGATTTCAAAACCTTGACCTCGTATCGTCTCAACGGCGGCATGAAGTTTGCGAAGGTTCCCAACGGCGGCGAGCTGAAGAACGCCTCGGCCAGCGAAGAGAGTCGGACGATCTCGGCGGACACCTACGGGATCATGACGAGCGTGACCCGTACCGACTTGATCAACGACGACCTCGGTGCTCTGACTGCGGTTCCGCAGCGGATCGGCCGTGGCGGCGCTCTGAAGCTCAACGACGTGTTCTGGGCGGACTTCGTTGACGATGCGGCCTTCTTCACCGCTGGCCGTGGCAACCTGTCCTCGGGCTCGCTGGCCCTGTCGATCGCCAACCTGAAGGCGCTCGCCACCAAGTTCCGGAAGTTGAACGATCCGGACGGCAACCCGGTCGCGGTGACGCCGCGCATCCTGCTCGTGCCGCCCGATCTTGAGATCGCCGCCTCGGAGATCATGGGCTCTGCCTTGATCCACGGGACGAGCGGTGCCGCTGGCAGCACCAACGTCCTGGCCGGTCGCTACCAGGTCGTGTCGTCGGTCTACCTGACCAACACGACCGACTATTACCTGCTTGCATCGCCGGCCGATATGCCGGTGATGGAAGTGGCGTTCTTGAACGGCGTCCAGAGCCCGATCGTGGAGACGGCCGAGGCCGACTTCAACACGCTCGGAATCCAGATGAGGGGTTATTTTGACTTTGGCGTTGCCAAGGCTGAATACCTCGCCGGCATGAAGTGCGACTCGGCTACCTAATTGTCACCTAGCGGGCTGGCGACGGTGCCAGCCCGCTAGGGCTTTTTCAACAACCAATTTCTCCAACGAGGTGTTTCAATGGCTTCTTATGTTCAGGTTGGTGACCTCCTCGACTACACGCCAGCTTCCGCCGTGGCGGCTGGCGACGTGGTCGTGATCGGTTCGCTCGTGGGCGTGGCTCCGCGGGCGATCGCTGCCAACGCCGTCGGCGCTCTGGCGGTCGAAGGCGTCTTCGAGATCCCGTGTGCGACCGGTGCGACCGGCGCTCAGGGCTCGGCGATCAGCTACTACGCGACCTCCGGCGTGGCTCATGCGTCAACGGGAACCGCGGCCGGCAAGCTCGCCAAGGCCCGTCTCGTGGGTGACACGTCGGTCCATGTTTTGTTGAACAAGTAGTTCCACACCGCAACCCCCGGCAGGTGCGCCGCCTCCTCCAGGCGCGCCGCCGGGGCGTTGTGGCCTTGGGAGGTGATCGTGGCAGATATGCTCGCGGACGGCGCGGCGTGGTTGACCGGACAGCTCAAGGCTGTCGCCGGGTCAGCCGTGACCTACCGTCGTGGCAGCGATGAAGCCGAGGTCGTGGCTACGGTCGGTCGTTCGCAGTTTGAGGCCGCCAACCAAGCGGGCGTCGTCGAGACGTGGGAGTCGAGAGACTTCCTCGTCACGACTGCCGACCTGCCCTACGGCGACCCTGAGCGTGGCGACGTGATCGTCGAGGCGAGCGGCGAGACGGTTGTCGAGTATGAGGTGACGAGCCCCCGTGGCGTGCCTGAGTGGCACTATGGCGATGCCTTCCGGTCGATTGTCCGAATCCACACGGTCCAGACGGATGCGGGCGTGACCTACCTCGCAACGGAACTGGGCGAACAACTCACAACTGAGGCCGGCGAGCCGCTGGCGATCTGATGGCAACAAAGAAAATCTCACAACTGACGCTCGCGACCGGCGTGACCGGCGTCGACCAGGTGCCGATCGTGCAAGGCGGCGTAACGAAGCGGGCCGCCGTTTCGCTCCTCGGTGGAATCGGTGCCACGGGGCCGACGGGATCCGCTGGCTCATCGGTGACCGGGCCGACCGGCCCTGCCGGTGCTGGCGAGGTCTACCAGAGCGAAACCGCCCCCGGATCCGCGGCGACCGGCTCGACGTGGCTCGACACGGCTACCGGGAAATACTTCACCCGCTACGCCGGCCTCTGGGTCGAGGTCGGCGGCAAGCACTACACCTGAGCGACACATGCCTTTTTACTCGTTACCGACTGGTGGCTCTCCCGTTCTCGCGGGCAGCGGTGCGCCTACCGGCGCTGTCGGCAACGTGGGCGATCTCTTCATCGACCGGAGCAACAAGCTGCTCTACGGCCCGAAGGAGATCGGCGGCTGGCCGAGCGGGCCTGTCGATCTGAGCAACGGGCCTACGGGCAGTACGGGAGTCACGGGCAGCACCGGCCCAGGCGTGACCGGGCCGACAGGCGTGACGGGCGGCATTGCCTTTGCGGCGACCGGCCCGACGGCTCCGACGGCCGCCGGCCTAACCGTGGCCGGTGCCATCTGGCTCGACGACTCAACCGGAAAGTATTACGTCCGCTACGGCTCGCAGTTCATCGAGATCGGCGTCCAGGGCGAGCGCGGGGCTACGGGCGCTGCGAGCACCGTGACCGGGCCAACTGGCCCACAGGTGACCGGGCCGACTGGCGCTGCGAGCACCGTGACCGGCCCTACGGGCAACACGGGCAGTACGGGCGCTGCGAGCGTCGTGACCGGGCCTACCGGACCGTCTGCCGGCCCAACTGGCAGCTCCGGCCCGACCGGACCGGCAGGCTCCTTCTCTGACGCCCAAAGCATCAACGCACTCGCAACCGGCTACACGCTCGTGCTCGCCGACGCCGGCAAACTCGTGACGATGGACGCTGCCACCGGCACGATCACCGTCACGATACCGCCGGCCAGCTCGGTCGCCTTCCCAACTGGCACTCATGTCGATGTCGCTCGGCTCGGCGTTGCCGCTGTGCGGGTCACCGGAGCGACGGGCGTGACAGTCAACGCAACGCCGGGCAGCAACCTACGGGCGAGGTATTCAGCCGCCACGGCGATCCGCTACGCGGGCGACACTTGGCTCGTCGTGGGAGATCTGTCATGAGGGGAAAGGCTGGGATGTTTTGCCGACTTCAGCCGATTTATCCGTCGATGATTGCTGGAATTTCTGGCTGGTGGGACGCCTCAGACTCTTCGACACTTTTTGACGCTACTTCGGGCGGATCGCAAGTCTCTGCCGATGGCAGCGTCGCTCGCTGGCAAGACAAGAGCGGGAGCGGGCGGAACTGGACACAGAGCAACAACTCAATTCGCCCAACTAGAAAGACATCAATCAGGAACGGTCTTGATGTATTGCGATTTTCATCATCAATGATGGCATCTTCGTCATTTTCGATCGGCAATCTCTTGGCGGCCACGCAGCACACGGTTTTTGCAGTGGCGGTGGCGTCGAGTGCTGCGAGCGACTCCAGTTTATCGCAGGAAAACGCGGCGATCATTCAGGACGACCCCGCATATGGCGCGACCGGACTTTTTGCGTTTCGCTCAAGCAATGCTGTCGGATCATACGGTTATGGAGAAGATGGTCACACTCAGTCCGTAAAGTCATATTCGATAGGTGACTGGGCGTGTTTCACTTCACGTTATTCGTCTTCAGCAATCACTATTTACGTTAATGGAGCTTCCGGAACGGCGTCGGCTTCAATAGGCAGCTTCGGATTTCTTGACGGCGTATCCGCTCAAATTGGCGGCGGATACGCAGGCTACTTTGATGGCGACCTAGCCGAGCTCATCACGTACAACGTGGCCCTCTCAGCAGGCGACCGCGAAGCGGTAGAGTCTTACTTACAAACAAAATGGGCCATCACATAAAGGCTTAAACAATGCCCCTGACATTCCCCTCCTCGCCGACGCTCAACCAGCAGACGACCACGGGCGGGCGTACCTACAGTTGGAACGGCCAAGCCTGGGAGCTCGTCGGCAGCGGCATCGCTGGGCCAACGGGCGTAACCGGGCCGACCGGCGCGAGCGTAACCGGCCCCACGGGCAGCGCCGGTGCAGCCGGTGCCACGGGCGTTACAGGCGCAACGGGATCTGCCGGAGCCGCTGGTGCGGCCTCGACCGTCACCGGACCCACGGGCAGCACTGGGCCAGGCGTAACGGGGCCTACGGGATTGAGCTACACCAACGTCGTCGTGACGCCGACCGGCCTCTCGGCCGTCACCGTGACCGGCTACAACCCCGGCAGCGGCGACATCTACCGCCTGGTGGCGACGACCGGCGTCTCGCTGCAGGGCCTCGGGATCACGGGCATCGATGGCGATAGCAAGCTCTTTGTGAACGTCGGCACGACGGGCTCAATCACGCTTAATCATGCCACTGGCCCCAACGGCAACGCACAGTTTGCCGTACCGTGGCAGGGCAACTATGTGCTCGACACTCGCGGCGGCGCGGCTCTGCTCGTCTACGACTCGACCTCCTCCGTCTGGCGTGTCGTCTGACGACGCTATATCACCTCCAAGAGCGCAATTCAAATGGCAATGAGCCCCCGACTCCTACGCCCGCGAGCCGTTGGCGGGTTCAACCCGAAGCAGATTAGCGGCCTTGCCGCGTGGTATGACGCCGCAGACAGTGCATCCATCACGATTCAGACCGGCGTTCAGCAGTGGTCGGACAAGAGCGGCAACGGGCGCAATCTAGTCCAGAACACAACGAACAACCAACCGCTACATGGCAGCGTGACCCTAAACGGCAAGCCTGTAGTTACATTCGATGGAACAAACGACTCAATGGGCTGCGCGTTAACTTTGAACCAGCCGTTTGCGTGCTTTTTTGTATACCGATACGAGGCCACTCCCGCATCTGGAAAAGTCGTTTTGACGACGCGCTTCGCCGGAGCAGGATCGCGGTCTGGTGAATTCCAGAGCTTTAGCTCTACAAGTATGGGGTTGTTTGCAGGCGCTGCGTTAACAATTGGCTCCGTTGGTGCGGCGATGACAGCGTTCAACATTTGGGACTATCAGCAAAACTCTGCATCTTCGGCAATTCGTCTGCGAAAGACAGGCGCGACCGTCAGCGGCAACGCCGGTGCAAATAACGCCAGTGGATTTTCGCTTGCTACAGATGGCGGCGCAACTCCCGGCAGCATCGGCAATGTGTCGATTGCTGAGGTGTGCCTTTACTCAGGGAGCCTTGCAGTAAGTGAGGCTGACGCAGTTCGCAAGTATCTCGGGACCAAATGGAATCTGGCTTATCTGTCATGACGCAACGCTATTTCCGCACCGCCGACGCGGCGATCTACGAACAGGTTCGCTTGGGCTTGGATGCAGCCTGGGGGCATCAGCCGCCGACGACGTGCATTGACCCAGCAGCCGTCGCCCCGCGAGATTCGCAAGGCCGGATTCTCTTGGCCGTGCGCCCTGAGTTCGCGGCGTTTGATGCGGTCGCAGCAATGCTGCCCAACTTGCTGGCAAGCGGCGCGGTGGAGGAGATCACCGCTGGCGAGTATTTGCCGGTGGTGCCGGTCTAGCGCTGCGCTCTTCCAACTAGAGAGCGCGATTCGATCCGAAATGCCGTTGACCGATTTGGATATGCGCGTAGGCTTCGATGATGAAGGTTCTTGATCTCTTCTGTGGCGCTGGGATGGCTGGCGACG